TCGCAGTTCGATCCTAAGACTCCGCTTCTTGATGACGACGCTAAGTTAGAATCAGTCTGGGCTTCTGAGCACAGCCTGAAGAAGATCGTCGATCCGTCGAACTTCAAGTCGTACGATGAATTGAAAACTCATCTTGACCGTGTTCTAGGTGCTGGTGGCGTTGCTGGTGCAACTGCTGCTGATACTGATGAAGAAGTCGCTGAGTACGTTCCTCGCGCGAAAGCAGCTGAAGCGCAATCTGCTCCAGTAGCAGATACTCCTGCTTCAGATGAAGATGATGATTTGGATTTCTTCCGAAAATTAGCTGGTTAAAAAAGAAAGGGAGCTCCGGCTCCCTTTTCTTTATCTTACTTTCTTTGCTATTCCCATATCAGTCCCAGCATTCGGCGGTGGCTGAATGACTTCCACACGAGAGGGGTGGACAGTAGTAGATCCACCAACAACAACATTACTAACATCTCCGCCCTTTGGCTGTTGTGTTCTTTGCCTGACTTCTTCTGTGCTCTGTCTGGCCATATCTAAATTACTTTTTAGTTGAGCAGCAGAAGGAGTCGCCCCGAAATTATTTCTGTCTTGTACCATCGCAGGACCAGTTATCCCTGCCATGTCAGTTCCAAACAGTGCCGCGTCTGCTGCGAAACCTAATCCCGTACCGATGAAAGGAACTGACCCAGCGATACCACTGCCTAGCTCTAGTGCCGCACCAGCATAATCACCTTCTAAAGCACGTTGCCCAGCAAATACAGCGCCAAATCCCGCTCCGAGTAATGGAATCTTTTTGAGTACGCTCTTTAATCCAAACTTTTTTGCTGCTTTCTCTGCGGCTTCGCGCTCTGCTGGAGTCTTTGTTGCGAGGTCATAGGCTTTATTACCAGCCAAAGCAGCACCACCAACCATACTAGTACCTTTTATTAATCCTTTAGCAAGTCCTCTTTCTGTGAGGGTAGATCCGATTTGATCTGTTCCCGTAGTATTTTCGCCAGCAGCTCTAGCCTTTTCCTCTGTCGTCATAAGAGGTTCAATATCGACTCCAGGTATTTTATTTAATACTGAGATAATTGGGTTTATTACGAATCCTATGAACGCGTCTTTTATGGCTGTGAATAAACTGTTGAAAAGATTTGTTATGGCATTTGATATTATTTCGACCAGTTTATCAAACATAAGTGAAGCCAACTCAGACAAACTTCCTCCAGCAGCGAAGAAGCCAATAAAGAATCCTAATAAAGGTGTAATCAATTTCATTAAGCCATCTTTAATAGTTCCAATTATGCCGCCAGAAGCTGCTGCCAATAAATTACTAGCTCCAGGTTTTTTGAAAGATGATTCTATATCTTTTTCTTTCAGAGATAGAGCATCTTTTTTGCTGAATTTTTCTTCTGCTTTCTGATCTTTTTCTACTGTTTTTCCAAAACTATCTGGTAAAGCTCTTATTGCTTCCAAAGTAAGAAAACTGACTGCTACCAAAGTTTCCAGTGTGGTAAACAGTTTATCTTTATCACTAGTATCAGATTGTTCTGGTTTTATTTCTTCGGCAACAAGAACATTGTCAAACATCTGAGTAAATCGTGAACTCATTTCAGATAATCCTATGCTAATCTCATTTAGACTATTTGATATACTTTGCATAGTATTCATGAATTCTTCAAAGCCAGGAACCATTTGTTGGTTGTCAGCAATAGCGTCCACGATTTCGCCTACTAGCACATTGTTGTCTAGTACCATCATTTCGTTTCTACCATATTCTGGTTTTGGTAATGCTGGCAACTCTGCCATGTTTATCTCCTAGCTTTTCTTTGTTGTTCTTCCATTTTTTCTTTTTCTTCTTTTAGGTGTTCTATTAGCATATGCACATAGATATCTCTTTCGAATGGTATCCAACCTTCAATATCTGACATCGCATAATTATGGTGTTGCATCAAAGCAAAATTTGTTCTGTACCAGTTCGACAGACTATTGTAGCCTGTCGTTACCCGAAAAAACTTTGAATACCCTCTAGGGTCAATTCCCTAATGCTTCCATCTTTTCTCTTGTACGAAATGCTTGCTGTTATTTTTGGCAATCCTACGAAGAACTCCTGCATTTTTGCTAAGTCTTTTGTTCCTAAACTCATCAACCAATCATCTAATTCCATTTTTGAGTATTCGGCAACGTCATATGCAGTTTCACCATCAAAGATTTGATCAATACTATCACGAATCATCATTAGAACAGTTTCTGCGCCGTTCATTTTGTTTTCGGCAATCAAAGAAAGAACTTCGTACGAAGGATATTTTAATACAACAGAAATAGGATCTGTCAATTTAATAAAACTACCGACTTTTGGTTCAGACACAGATATATCTTTTTCCAAATCTAATTTTATTTTATATGTTTGATTATCTTGATCGTCTTCAACTGTTAGTTCCAGTACATTAGATACAGACTTAGCTCTTAACATCAGAAAAATATACTCTAAGTCAAAGTATGCTAGTTTATCAACATCTTTAATATCCAGAACACAGTTATTGATAATTTGTTTGTAGACATTGATAATGTCTTTCACTTCATTACTTTCTCTGGCTATTAAAACCAGTTTCTCTTCAGAAACGGTATATGGTCTGTAGCGGACAACTTCTTTAGTAGAAGGAATAGTCAGTTCGAAAATAGGTTGTTTAATTTTAGGTAAAGCCATTTTAATCTCCAATCATTAATCATTTTATGGGAAAGTTTTGGTAATACTCTTAATTAGATTCTTACCGTTGATAATAGTAGTATTTAGATTTCTTAGGGAAGATACTGCTGCTGAGTTGTTTCTGTCTGCTCCAACTATTCCTAGCAGAGCATCTAGTCTTCCTTGAGTTGAACCAGCATTTCTTAATAATCTAAAATTCGTTTGGAATTGCTTAATTCCTCTTAGTGTAGAATATGCGCTATCGAGACCAGTTGTTACAGAGTTTACTAGATCTGATAATGTTCTACCAAAAGAAGCTTCTGTTTCCTGTGATGCGGTTTCATATGCAGATTTAGCATAATAATGTTTTCCAAATTCATATTGATAGTCACCAAATGTATATTCGGCAGTTCTAAATGCCATTCTAACAGTGCATTTTGCAATCTGATCATCGTCTGCCCAATCTAATTGAATCTGCCCGACCTCTATTGGAAATGCACCAAATAATTCACACTGAACAAGCGCATAACTATTTCCTGAAATGTTACGATCTGGTGCTGTTGGCGCGCCGATTGCTTTGGTTAATTCTCCACCTATACCACTTTCTTGTTGAATGTCCGCTTCATTTATAGAAGCAAATTGTGTGTATGGATCAGCCATGCCTGGATATTTTGATATCATAAAAATATTAAAGCTCGTTGCAATATAACTATTTTTGTATCTAGATACAGACGCGATATCTGGAAACCTATTACTATTAACAAAAATATAGTTTATCCACCTGTGAAATAATTCTAAAGAACTAGCGCGATCAGCATCAACATAAAATGTTAATTCTATATCATCAAATACTGAATCATATGGAGTTTTTATAGTTGGTCCATAACCGTGTGGTTTTGATTCTAGTGTGGTTAATCTTCTTCCTGGCATTTGTGCAGCACTACAGAGATATGCAACTTCTTGATATCTCTCAATTGATAAATCACCAGGAGGAGTTAAAGACACAACAAAATTAGAAGTTCTTGCTAAATCGACTGATAAGAACTTTTGAGAAAAGAAATCTACACTAAATCTATTAGTCGGAGCTGGAATTGTATCTCGCGTAACTTGTCCTCGTACTTTCACTTCATCGAGTACTTTGGGGGTTTGTGTTGCATCAGTAGCCATTAGATTTTGCTCCTACTGTCTTTCCAGACTGTATCTTTGCTTGCTTTCTTAAATTGTTCTGTCGGTAGAAATACTGTCATATCCCATTCTTCTGGCGGAACATAGATAAACTTAGATCTCATATGCTTAAACAAATAATGTTTGAAGCAAGGTTTGAAGAAGCGAAACCTAGCTGCAGAACTTAACAACTGATATGTAATTTTCATTCTGGTGGTTTCGTTTCCAACTACACCGTTTACTTGAGTATCATATAGAGAATCCAATAATTTAGCGCGCAGGGTTGGAGGCAAATAATGCAAGTTAAGACCATAGAATCCGCCCTCTGCTGGCTGTACATAAAATACTAGAGGAAATCTATCATAGAATGGTAGAGTCTCTTTTCCTTTCGGATCGTACACAAACATATACATACGACCAATTTTGCCAATATTTCTTTTTCTTTCGGCTTCATTGATAAAGAGATTAGTTCTTACACTAGCTTTTGATATTTCGTTGTATCTTGCTCTCAACCAATCAATAGATTTTTTAGATCTGTTGATTACGTCGATGCTAGCTTTAGAAGCATCTTTGACTAGTCTATTGTAAATTGATGCAGGCATTAGCCGTTTAATTCCTTCTCTGTTATAATTTGAAACTTCCAGCCACGATCTTTACAATATTCTTCGGCAGCTTTCCATTTCGATTGATTCTTACCCCAAGTCATCACTTCGTTGATATAGCGTCTAGTTCTTCGTTGCTGTTTCTTAGGTTCGCGAGTTTGAGCTAGTGGCTTAATCTCAACGAGGATACTTTCTATTTTACCATCTGGTGTTCTTTTCTTAAACCAGAAGTCTACGAAGTATCGGTGTAGCTTGTTATCTGTGACACAACGATATGGCACTACAACTTCTTCGGAGTTCCATTCAAGAACATCAGAATGCGTGTCAAGAAAGTTCATAAACTTCAGTTCCAAACTTGACCTATAAATAACCTTGGTCGGGTCACCCTTATATTTAGCTGGGTTCTTGACCGCGTATCTTCCTTTCCATGCCATTTTATCGCCTAAATAAAGATATAATCAACAAGGTATTTATATGTCAGAAACAACTCCATCGCCTGAATCTAGTTTAGCTGAACGTGCTGCGGCGGTCGCTCCATTAAACAAAAAACCTGCAGCCACAATATTAAATATGGTTGGAAAATCGAGCGGCGACGAACCCATTGGTTTTGCTCTTCTTATGAGTCCATATAAAGCTAAGTTATTAGATTTAGAAGCTGTAACTGCTAGTTTTCTAAAAAGAACAGAGGAAATAACACAGGGACAAAGTACATCACAAAGTACTGAACAATTCATAGAAAAATTGTCTAAAGGTTTGTCTGCTGAAGATCTTAAATTTCAAGGGACTTTATATTCAACTCAAGAAATACTTGAGAAAGATGCACCGAGAATTATATTTCCTCTGCCCATAGACATTAGAGATCAGCTGATGGTCAACTATCAAACTTCTGATATGGCATCTGCTGGCGCGTTTGCTTCTTTCGGTTCTGACTTAGCGAGAAATATAAAGCAAGGTAAAGGTTTAGATATGGGAGCTGACAGTTATAATTCTGCTTTAGCTGCTGGTTTATTGAGTCTCGCCCCAACACCTGTAAGTGTCCTCGCTGGCCAATATCTGGGCGCAGTAGTAAATCCATTTACTGTTACAGCGTTTAGAAACGTAGAGCCACGTGCGTTTAATTTTGAATTTAGAATAACTCCTGAAAGCATAGAACAATCTGAGACTCTTCAAGAGTGTATCAATACGTTGAGATATTGTGCACTGCCAGAACCAACTTCTGCTGGATTGACTTTGGCGTTTCCTTACAGATTTAAGTTAGCTTGGCTAGGGGCTTTGAAAATGTTTGATTTTTCTGAAGCAGTTTTAACACAAATACAAGTCAATTATTCTGCAGGAGGTTCGCCTGCATTTTTTGAGTATACAGCAGAGCCAAGGGTTGGTGGTTCAAGTCCAGGATTTCATCCTGTTACTGTAACTATAATTTTAGAGTTCAAAGAGTTATTTCCTCTTACGAAAGAAACCATTATGCCAACGGGCAAATCAACTTCAAATTATAAAGGTGAAATGACACCAAGATTGTTAAATGCATTTGATATTGAAGATAACCTACCGCCATCTTCTCCTGAGACAAAAGGCGGTGCTACCACAACTGATCCAGCTGAGAACCAGACAGGCGCAGGAGACGACGCTCTTAATACGCCAGACGCAGATGATAGAGCAATAGTAGAACAAGCACAATCTGGGTTTAATGATTCGGTAAATAAAATGGAATCGTCTAGTAGAGAATTAAAAAATGAAGGCGAAGGTGGATTTGATGCATTTAGAGCACAACAAGGGTTGATTCCTGCATCAGAAGTATATCTTGCGGTGAACCGTCATGATGCTGCAGTAGACTCATTCAACAATGCACGTGATGTATTGCAAGCCAATCCGCTTTCCAGCAAATATGTACAAGATATTCCTCAAGCATCTACTTGGTTTCAAAAAGTACAAGCTGGCACGAGCGGAAGTAGAAGCGGAATTAGTGTTTGGCAGACCCAGTACGATAAAGGTAAAGCTGACTGGAATAAAACATCAGGTGGAGGAGGTTAATAACTAATGGCTGTTCAATATTTCAAAAACTTTCCGTTGGTAAATTACAATGATGTTTCTATGAGAAACATCATGTTAAAGGCTTCAATAGATATTAATCTATTCTTAAACAATACCAAACTATACACATATCAAATAAAAGATGGTGATAAACCAACAATTGTTGCTGACCAATATTACGGCGACATTAACTATGCTTGGTTAGTTTTATTGTCTAATAGAATTATAGATCCTTATTTTGAGTGGCCACTAACCAACCAAGAATTAGACGCGCACATAATTAAAAAATATGGATCATTGGTAACAGCACAATCTACTATTTACGAATACAAAAGCATAATCAATGAAGAAGAAAGAATTACTGTTGAAACATACACTTATGCGTACAACAATAATAATCCTATATTCGTGCCTGTTTATGCGTATGATAAAGAATTTGAATTAAACGAACAAAAAAGAAATATTCAATTAATCGATAGAACATATGCTAAACAAATTGCTAATGGTTTAGAAACTCTTTTTGAGAAATAAAAATGGCTGCTGCTCCTAATTGGGTTACATATAACGAAGGATTACTGGATAAATTCAGTTATCGTATTTTTCTACAACAATTCGCTGGCAATTCTTTGTCTGGTTCTCAGTTTGTTGGTATTGAATCTATTGTTTCTACGTTATCAATTAAACAAGAATTAATAAGAAATAGTATGATTCTTGAAATGAAAGTTTCTGATTCTGCTGGTATTTTAGAAAATGGTATGATTCAAGTTGGATCAATAATCAATATTGAAATCTGCAGAGATCCAAACAGTAAAAACGAGGAAGATGCAAAAGTTGCTAAAAAATTATTTGTTGTCACCAGAATTGATGACAACATTCAGAGCGCGCAGCTAAAACAAAGAGTATTTAACATTACTGCTCATTCATTTGCTGGTGTTTCAAATGTCTGGCCACTTTTATATTCAGAATATTCTGGACCTACCAAACCAACAGACATTATCAAACAGATTGTAACAAAGAGATTTATACAAAATGGGGCTGGTGAGATTGTGGACAATCTGTCCAAGAAATGGATAAATTGCACAAATGAAATTAAGAATGGTATATTATTGCATCAAGTAAAACCATTTGACGCGATTTCTCACTTAGTATCAAAATCAGTCTCACCAGATAATAGTGAGTATTTTTTCTATGAAGATTTTAATGGATTTAATTTGAGAACTTTGAAGTCAATGAAAAATGACTCAAGTGGTAAAGAAAAAACTTTTATCTACTATCAAGATAAAACTCGTAGATTTGGGAATAAAGAAAACGAACAAGTTTCAGACTACTTTAGAATTTTGTATTTAACTCAACACAAACAACAAGATTATTTTGAGTTGGTACAAGATGGCGCTGTAATAAATCAAGTTTCTGTTTTTGATATTATTAACAAAGAAGTCATAACAAAAGATTTTAGATATAATACATCAGCCAATAGTGCATTTGTTTTAGGAAATAAAACAGCATTCCCATCTAATACAGTTTCATTTATAGCATTTACAAATAGTCCTCCGTATAACGAAAAAAAATATCCTTATGACATAGCGCCACATTCTAAGATTGCTATCTCAGAAAAGGCTTGGAATAGAGATGACTATTTGTTAGATAACTATAACATTCCAGTTGCACAAAGAACCTTGATGGAACAAAATAAAATAACCGTTGAGATTTATGGTAATCCAAATGTATTTCCTGGTGATATTATAAACATGAAAGTTCCAAGCAAATCTGGTATTGATTCTGATCTTGAATCTTTAATTCGTAGACAAAGCGGTAAGTTTCTGGTCGGCGCGGTCAAACATAATATCTTTGGAACAAAATTTCAAACATTTTTAGATTTATATGTGGATTCGTACGATCAAGAAGTAACAGAACGAAGTCCAGAAAAATCTAATGAAACCACATAAACATGAGAGATTTGACAAATACACCATATAATGAATTCGTCTGGTTCGTCGGAAGCATAGAAAGCATAGAAGATCCAGATAAACTCGGAAGAGTTAGAGTTCGTGCTTTTGGTTTTCACGATGAGTTGACGCCAATTGATAAACTTCCATTAGCATTTATACTAGACGGAGCGACTCCGCCTGTTACTGGTGTTCAAACTGCAGTTGGCTTTTTCATGGATGGAAAGTTAGCACAACAACCATTCATTCTTGGTCTAATGAATAGTACAGTATCATATCCAGGAAGAGTAGATTCTACTCCGACAGGAACAAAACCATCAACGGCTTCTGGAAGAACTAGCCCAAGACCACAAACTGTTCCAAGTGATTCACCGCAACCAAACATACCAGAAGGACCAATTATCGTAGAAGATAATAAAGAGTTCTGGACATTGGTTGCCATTTGCGGAACAGAAGACGGAGATAGACAATCATGGGCAGACGTAGCACAAAGTATTTACAACAGAATGAATGCTGGAGTATTTGGTGGGTCAACTGCTACTGGTGTGATATTAGCTAGAAACCAATATCAGCCAACATGGCTTCTTCCACAACTTAGATCCCCGAACACTAAGACTCAAGGATCTCCTAATAGAGAATGGACTAACATAAACAACATAGCTGATGCAGCACGAGCGACTAATCAATCACAACAATATTTACTTGGTGTGGCTAGAGCGATTAAAGATCAAGGATTACAAAATAATGCTAAAGCGTTTGTTAAAACCTATACAGATTTTCTTGGAAAATCTCAGGTATCAATATGGTGGAAAACAGATTTTGGTTTTGCACGAAGAAGCCCCAACAATAATAGATTCGCATTTCGCAAAGATAGTAGTTATACAGGTGCTGCTGGCCAAGGACCAATTCCTGGTTTTGTAATCGCTGCAGTAATAGAATAAATATACTTATGAGAGACTTAACAAACACACCATACAAACAATTTATCTGGTTTATTGCAGAGATTGTTGAAACTAATACGGATCCAAATAAACTTGGTCGTGTCCGAATTCGCGTACTCGGGTTTCATTCAGAAGATACTCCCAGAGATAAATTACCTTTGGCTTTAGTAATGAATGGTGGCGCAGCAAGACTAGTAGAAAAACAATGGGTTGTCGGTTTCTTTTTAGATGGAGCAATGGCACAGCAGCCATTTGTCTTAGGCACTGTCGGTTCTGCTATCGGTAATTCTGCTAAAGTAAACTCGCAAGAAAATCCAGGTCCAAATGAAGATAGAACAAAAGGAACTCCGAAGTCTTTGTTGCAGCAGGTTGAAGATGCTAAAGAAAAATTAAGAAGAGCAATAGTTGCAGGCGGTGATGTCGTAGGTGCTAAGGAAGATCTGGATAAACTGGAAGCTAAACTTAAAGCTGCGGAGGCAGCTGAAGCTGCCAAACAAAGATTAAAAAAAGTCACGCCAACAACGCCACCCGCAGCTTTTGGGAACATTGATCCTCGACTAGAGGGTACCAATGGTTACCTTGACGAATCTAAATTAGTTAAAGTATCAAGCAATCAGAAATTAGATGCACCTGCTGCTGCAGCTTATCAGAGCATGGTAGCAGCTGCTGAAGCAGATGGAATAAGATGGTCGATAACTGACTCATACCGAAATTATGCGCAACAGGTTGATGTTGCTAACAGAAAAGGCTTATATGAAGACGGCGGATTGGCAGCAAGACCTGGCACATCAAGGCACGGATGGGGTAGAGCACTGGATCTTGGCGGAGGTGCAGAGAACTTCGGCACACCGCAAAATAACTGGCTTCAACAAAATGCAGGGAAGTTTGGTTTCAAAACGATTGCAGGAGAACCTTGGCACTGGCAGTGGGAACCGCCTAAGAACTGAGTATATAGGATAATTTAATAAATGACAAAGACACCATCACAAATTCTTGACGATATTAAAAATACTGCATTAGATTCTACTTCTAAGGTATTTTTAGACACGGGCATTTTTAATGATAAGGAATTATTAAAAGATCCAACCGCAGCGATCGGTATTGTACAATCTCAAGTAAATGGGCTTTTGAGTAAAGGTGTCTCTATAGAAAATATAGGAATTGTCGGGCTAAACGAAGCATTTCCTGATTTGAATGCAGAACTTGAAGGATTATGTGAAACTCTCGGTTGCGCATTCGGTGGTGAATTATCTGGTATTATTCCGGATAATTCATATTTTGCTTCGTTAAATAGAACAATTGATAATGTTGGTGCAATTAAAAACTCATTAGAATCAGCAGAATTGCCGTCAGATATATTGACAAAGTTATCTGTTCTAAACAAATATACAGCCCCAGTTGATGGCAAAGAGACTGAAGATGGTGAACCTCTAATTAAATTTCCTGATACGTTTATTCCGGAAGAAAGACCACAAGGTTCTGGTCGAGGAAAAACACCAATTTCTGATTGGCGCGATAGAAGCCGTGTGGTTACAGAAACAGCTGGCTCTTCTGGTGCGCAATCCTGGGCTGAGAGCAATAGTCAGTTCGGAGCAATCTATGGTAAGAACATTGTTTATAAATCTAACTTTGGTCATTTTATTGAGCTGGATGATTCGGAAGGAGCCGAGCGAGTAAACATATATCACAAAAATGGTACGTTTATTACGTTGATGCCAGACCAATCAATTGTTATGCGCGCTCAGGGTGGATTACAACAAGTAACATATGCAAATAATGACATATTTGTAAAAGGAAACATTAACATTACAGTAATGGGTGACACTAACATTTCTACAAATGGTGACACAAATATTGATACTGTTGGTGATGTAAATTGGAGAGTTGGTGGCGATTTTAATTTAGATGTGACTGGCGATACGTTTATGGCTAATCGCGGTGATATTAAAATGACTGCAAGGCAGATTCGTCAGAACGCTGGAGATCCGCGTGTTCTTGATGATGTAAAAGAAAAAACATACAAATTTGATTCTTAAGCACTACTAAATACACTATACAGCGGAGAATTTACATGAAAACTCTTAAAGACTTTATGGTTGAATTTACAGTTCCTGGATTTGAAGGAAAGAGAATCAAAGTCACCAAAAAACCAATTCGCATGATTAATGGAAAGATGGCCAAAGCATTTCCTGGAAGAGGAACTGAGGGCGATGGTCCAGATGGTTCAGCCGAAGGCAATGATGGCGGAGATGGTGGAGACGGCGGAGATGGTGGCGAATAATGGCATTTAGAAAACCAAAACCACTTGGACCAACAGTCACATATAGCGACTTTACTACTTCTTTTGCTAGAAACGCTGTATCTAACGATGTCATTCGTTTAACAGATATAAACGCAGTAAAACGTTCTATTAAAAACTTGGTAGTAACTAATAAAAACGAAAGGTTGCTAAATCCAAGAATTGGCGCTGGTTTACTTTCATTGTTGTTCGAACCAATGGGTCCAATCGTCACTTTAGATATTAAAGAATCTATTGCAGATACACTACGAGAATTCGAACCAAGAATAGAAAAGTTAAGCATTGATGTTACTCCTGATTATGATAACAACCAGTACTATGTAACTATCGTATTTACTATGGCAGCAGTGCCAGACACAGGAACAGTAGAGTTTACTCTAAACAGGATTAGATAAATGGCGACCAACGGATTCTTAAACAATACTCAATTAGATTTTGCATCATATAAACAAAGTCTAAAAACATATTTAAGTCAACAAACTCAATTTAGAGATTATGACTTTGAAGGTTCTAACTTGTCAGTCTTGCTAGACTTACTTGCATATAACACATATCACAACGCCATGTATCTAAACATGATTGGCAGTGAGATGTTCTTAGATACCGCGCAGCTTCGCGAATCAATTATCTCGCATGCGAAAGAATTAAACTATACTCCACGTTCAAGATCTGCTTCTAGAATAGAAGTAGACATTGTTGCTTCCGTAAATAATAGCGTGTCGCCAGATACAATAACACTTCCGAATAATTATAGAATTAGTGGTACTGCGAACAACGGGTTAGTCTATAATTTTTATACTAAAGAACCTGTAATATTGGAATCATCTAACAGTTATAGTGTTTCTAATGTTTTCTTTTACGAAGGTTCTTTGAAAACAGAAGCATTCTTAGTATCTTCTGCCAACGCACAATTTGTAATTAATTCTAGCAATGTTGATACTAGCACAGTTTCTGTAACAGTTCAAAAATCATCAACAGAAGCAGTATTTACAACATGGAATAGAAGCGAAGAACTATTTAATCTAAATGCAAATAGCGAAGTATTCTTTGTTCAGGGATACAGAGATTTTCAGTATTCGATTACATTTGGCAATGGTGTCGTTGGTAAACAGCTAACACCAGGAAACATATTGCTTGTAAGCTACATAGAAACTAATGGCGTGGATGCTAATTACACCTCGACATTTTCTACTGTAGAATCTGTAGATATTTTCCCAGCTAATACATTTTCGCTAGTGTATTCTGGTTCTTCTTATGGCGGAGCATATGCTGAAGATAATGATTCTATTCGTTATAATGCGATTCGTGGATTTACTAATCAAAATCGCGCTATTACTGCAGAAGATACAATATCATTGCTTAAAGCTAATTTCCCGTCTATTGAAACTGTAGTCGCGTATGGCGGAGAAGAAGCCACACCAAAACGCTATGGTAAAATTGTTATCTCGGCGAAACCAGTTGGATCAGAATTATTATCAGAATCTCTAAAGAACGAGATAGTCGATTTTCTATCTGATAAAACATCATTATCCGTAGAACCACTAATTGTAAATCCAGAGTATTTTTATCTTGATATTGCCTCTCGCGTCAAATACAACATAAATCAAACCACAAAAACTTATTCTCAGTTAGTATCAAATGTTGTGACTGCAATTACAGCGTTTAATACCAGTTATCTTTCTGATTTCGGTTCGGATTTAAGATTTTCTAAACTTTCTGCTGCAATCGATGCCGCTGATGTTTCGATCATTTCTAATGATACACAAGTTAGAATTAGCAAAAGAATTACACCATCTCCTGGCGTAAGTTATTCAGAAACATGGAGTTTTGAAAATCAACTACATAGTGAAAATGTCAGATATGTTTTACCAATTGGTCACGAACCAATCGTATCTTCGAGCGCGTTCGTTTATGATGGTTATACTGCGTATCTACAAGATAATGGTAATGGAGTTTTGCAAGTTTATACTACGATAAATGGTTTGTCAACGATTCTTGCAACAGTTGGATCAGTAAACTATGATACAGGTGTTATTTCTATAACAGGATTAAACGTAGATTCTTATTCAACAGATAGCATTAAGATTTATGCAAGAACAGAAAATGCTGATATAGATACTTTGACTAATAAAATTCTTCTTATTGATGCAGAAGATATTAGCGTTACAATGACTGGAATTAGAATCTAATGAAAGATATTGAGAAATTAATTTCTCCCTTAATCGAAAGTCAATTTCCTTCAGTTTATCGTGATGAGGGAGCGACGTTTGTTGCTTTCGTAAAAGCATATTTTGAATGGTTAGAACAAACTAATGGAGTTGCATATGATTCTCGCCGACTCCCAGAATATCGCGATATCGATACTACCTTAGATAAATTTGTAGACGAATTTAGAAAAAAATATATGCACGGTATCCCAAAAGATATTGCTGCAGATAAACGTCTACTACAAAAACACATTAAAGAATTATATTCTTCCAAAGGAACAGAGCGTGGTTTAGAACTGTTGTTCCGCATATTGTTTAATGAAGATATTAATGTTTATATTCCTGGAGCTGACGTACTTCGCGCTTCTGACGCGCAGTGGTTAGTTCCAAGATACTTAGAATTAGAATACAATGTAAATATCGGTTCGTATGTTGGTAAAACAATCACTGGTCGCATATCTGGTGCGACAGCATTCGTAGACGAATATAAAACATTTGTAACTGGTAACAAGCGCCACGATATTCTTTATATTACTGATATCGTAGGAACATTTGCTGCAAACGAAGAAATCATAAACACAGACGTTATAGATGATCTGGGTATTGAAGTCACATCTAGCCCAAGAGTACGTGGTTCTTTAATTGGCATTGATGTGCGCGGTAGTTCTACTGGATTTTCTCTTGGCGAAGTTGTTGATGTTTCTGGTGTCGGTGAAGATGGTCAAGCGATTGTAACGAGCCTTGAAAGTTTGCAGGGTGTTGTTAGTTTTGATATTATAAATGGCGGAACTGGTTTTACTTTGACAGCATCTGAAACAATTACACCATCAGGTAATGCGCCATCTATCGCTGCTTCTTTTAATATCGGTTCTCTAAGCAATACAAGTACAATTGATCTAACTTCTACACCAATTACTAATGCGCTTAGTATTCAAATTAATGCTCCAGCGCCAGCATATACTGCATTTTCAGCGAACGCAGCTGCCGATTGGCTGACTCCGTTTAATGGTATTTTTGTTCTAAACACCTATACATATGGCACAATTGCTACATTGACAGACATTAATCCTGGTAAAGGATATAATGCCAATGTTGCAGTATCTGTTGTTGATAATTTAATTTATCCACTTCGAATCTCTGATGGCGCTGGTGGATTTCTTGGCTATAACGCAAACATTGCTGGCTTTGCTGGTATCGGAGATGGCGCAGCCAAAACAGTTGCAATTTATAATTCTGGTTTTGGTTATACTAATAATACGACAGTTTCTTTAACTAGCGTTTCTAATTCTTCTCACGTTGCTACAGGAACAATTAATGCTGTCGGTCAAGGTAAAGGCGAAGGATACTTCAAATCTACTCGCGGTTTCCTAAACTCTGACAAGTATATTCACGACAATTATTATTACCAAGAATATTCCTACGAAGTTCAAGCTGTTACCGCATTTAACAAGTATTCTAGCATTCTTCGTGACTTGTGGCACCCAGCTGGTATGGAGAAATTTGGTAGAACATTAATTCAATCTGTTCCCGTTTCTCGCGGAACCACCCTAGAAGCTTTAATTGAATACCTAGACACTCAGTATCTAACCTCTACTTCTACAACTCTTACAACTTCTACTGGTATTACAACAAGCAGATTTACAGAAACTGTTGGCGCGACCACAATTGCGACAGAGTATCTCACCACATCTGCATACGGAACTTCGTTCATAACTAAGCGCGAAACTGCTATTGATACTACGTTTGAGACAGCCATATCGACCTCGACACTTACTGCGTTCTCAACGTTAATTACTACTGCAACTGCAATTGACACTGCTGTTGGAACAATCTTTTATACAAATACAACGTATACTGGCCAAGAAACCAGAGCAACTGCTACGACTAAGAGTACAGCTACAGTATATGATACCAATAGAACAACTACGTTTGCTACTGCGTATGCGACTGGCACATCTAAAACAACTACAACCAGCTATGCTACTTTAGCAGGTGTTTCTGCTACTAACTTCCAAACATCTGTTGTAACTAACTTTTTTACAACAACTGTATTTGATACAAGTATAACTGCAGATACAACATATGAAACATTTGCCAGCGCCAGCGGTTTTGTAAATCAGATTAGAGCCATAGAAGATGCTGAGTCAAAAGGATTTACGATAGAAGATTGTGAATTTCTTAACGACGCTCCTCCTGGTGTATGGACTTACTATTGTTCTAAAGAAATTACGATTTCTGAAATTACCAAAGTTGCAACATCTAAAAGCACAGGTATCAACTCAAGTTATTCTACCACATATGATACCGTTTTCAATACAAGTGGTGGAACTCTGGTCAATACAACAATTGACACGACCACGAAATACAATACTGATACTACAATTGATACAACTCGTACTACGAAGTTTAATACCAGTCTGTCCACAACAACAACGTACGACACAAATACGTTAGTAGATACAGCCATAACAATTGATACTCTACCAGTAACTGCTATTGTTACCAGCTACTTTACGAATACGACTACCACGTTCAATACGACGACAGTATTCCAAACATCTTCTGTGTTTAACACAACAACTTCATATCAGACAGACTCTGGAGCAGGTACACTAATTAATACCTCTAAGACCACAGCGACTGATATTTTAACGAATACTAGTAAAGCAACATCAACGGACAGATCCACTAGAACTTCTGGCGTAACAACAACTGTATTCTTAACAGCATACGCGACTGCTGTTGCTACTACAACTGCGTATGTAACTTCAACGACCACCAAATATGATACAACCTACAGTACCATATCTGGAACTGGTATTGGTTCAACAACATTCGAAACCAGCAAAGTAACAGCAACTGCTCCTGATACAACTAAAAATACTGAAAAGTTTACTGCTACTGTTTACATGACAAATAGATTAACTACTATTGACACTATAAAAATGTCAGGCGGTACATATTATGAAACCAGTATATTGACGGAATTCGCGACGTATTACAATACCAAGTTTAAGGATACTACCCGCGATACAACGTTGAATACGGATGTTACTACAGATGTTACTACCTTAACAAATAAACAAACAAATATTACGACCAAATATGTAACTTCTAAAACACGTAATATTCAAACATATTTTACAACTGGCGAAGTACTAACCACAGTTGTAACTTCTTATGCAACTGATAAAGATACTTCTAAGTCGACGGATACATTTAAACAAACTGCGCTTAGTACAAAATATTCAACTGCAGTTGCAACGGAAACAGGTACTTCGAAGTCTACAGACGCTACAACTGAATACTTGGTTGATACAAATTATAGAACTGCCAAGTACACCGATTCAGCATTCGCCACTAATTTCTTAACAGCGACTGCGTTGTATACTTCTACAACGATTGACACTAACAAAGCAACTCAAACGTCAAAATCTACTGCATATGGTACTGGTAAAACGACCACGACTGCATACGATACAACAACGACATTTGTCACTGCAACAAGTAAATCTACGTCATCAGTTTTTGACACTATAACTGCATACGCTACATCGACTAATAGATCTACAACAAGTACATTTAATACGACGACAGCATATGCAACAGCTACCAGTAAATCTACGACTTCGGTATTTAACACTACTACCGTATTTGATACAGCAATCGCGACTTCAACAGTGTTTAATACTGACACAGTAATTAACACCGATACGCTTTTATTTACTGATACAAATCGTTCTACTAAGCGTCTAACTAACTCGGTTTACGATACCTCGACAGCGTATGCCACGACAACTTCTTATACTACGAAATATGACACGTTGTTTGATACATTTTTTAGCACCGATACTTCAAAGATCACCGAACGCGATACCTCTACAAGTAGAGAAACTTCTGGTTCGACAGCAACTAGCAGGATAACTGTCACTGGTTCTGGATTCTTAACATCAACAACATTTAACACGACTTTTGATACTGCTTATCAGACTATTTTCTCAACACAAACTTCTGCGTTGACAGCAACTAGTAAGTCAACTGACACTGTCGGTGCGACTTCTAAAGCAACAGCAACTTCAAAATCAACGACCACGTTGTTTAATACATCTACAATATACGGAACAACTGTAGGAACTGATACTACTGTTAATACGACAAAAGCTACAAGCACAAATATTCTAACAAGCAAAGCAACCGACACATCTAAAGAAACTTCAAAATCTACTGATACTACGATCTCTACTGTATTTGATACAACAACGACGTATTTGACTCAGATCGGTACTAACAGATTTACTAGTACGTCAAAAAGCACAACGACTGCATTTAATACAGCTTATGCGACTACAACTGCATATGATACAACTACGACTTTCATAACTGTGTTTGACACTACTACAACGTTTAATACTACAACAACGTTTAATACTGCGTATGCTACAACGACGGCATTTAATACAACGTATGCGACATCAACCGTGTTTAACACGACTGGCGCTACAAGCAAAACCACAGATACCAGCAGATCGACCGTGTTTGGTACAACTACGGTATTTAATACATTGTATGCGACATCAACTGTGTTTAACACGACTGGCGCTACAAGCAAAACCACAGATACGAGTAGATCTACAATATTCGGTACAACCACAACGTTTAATACGTTGTATGCTACAACCACAACTTTTATTACAGCATTTGCTACGACGTCGATATTCAATACTTCGTATGCTACGACAACTAATTTTGATACCACACAAGGTACATCAAAAGCAACAGATACATCTAGAACTACTACGTTTGATACAACTGGTTCTACAAGTAAATCCACTGACACCAGCCAATCGACAGTATTTAATACCAATAATAGCACGTCTAGAGCAACAGGAACTTCTGGAGGCACAACGACTGCGTTTAATACCACGACAGCGTTTGTAACAACATTTGATACTTCTCAAGGAACTTCAAGAGTAACCGAGACTT